AATAAGCTTTTACTGGATTCATGCTGATAATCATAATTACACATAGAGATCCCGATAGCACCAGACACCGCTTGCGAGCTAGCCGCCTTGCGGCTCTCCAGCGGAGTATGGAGCGTATCATCGATGTCAAGGTTAGACCCTTTCTGTGGATAAGTCAGGCGCTAAACGGCGCGGCGAATGAGAGTTATCAACATACTGTGGATAAATACCTAGATTTAATGGCTTGAGTCATGCTATTAGTTCCGATGAATAAATCATCTAAAATGTCTCCTTCTTGATAGTTTAAAAGATCAAGTATCCACAAATTAAAAGCTAAAGGTTTAGCCCCTATTAAACCTTTTTTCATAGCCGTCGCGCAACTAACCCAATCTCTGATAATTGGTTTTCTTTTATTATCTTTTCTTCCACCGTATAAGAGAAGAGCTTCCCAAGCATACTGAACCGTCGTCGGCCTGATTTGATGGAAAGTCTTAGCCCAGACACATATTCTTATATTTTCATGTTTTATGATCCAAGTTAAATCAGCCGGATTACAGCTTAATGCCCAGCCATCTGGATATTCGGTAATTAAACGATCTATTAAATCCCAGTGAGCTTGCTTGTTATCCCAGATTTCTGCTTCATTGTGTAACTTTCCGTAAAGTTTCTTTCCTTGTTTGAAATAAGGCGGATCGGCATAGGCGAATTTCATCTTATAAACCCTAGACCGCTATTTTTTAAAGCGGCGACCATTTCAGCTCCAGCGGCGACCATAATGCACGGCATTAGAATCCCTTTATATTCACCTTCTGCCGTAATAAATTTATGATAACTAGGCAATAGAAGCATTGCTTCGGCTTCACTCCATAAACGATCCATCCAGCGAGACTTAGCGAAATTAACTAAACAGATTCCGTTACCGTGATCTAGAAATTTATTCATCCATAAAGTAACGCCGGAGAATGGCGGATTCATCCAGACTTTACCTATCCACTCCTGAGATAAGCCGTCATCGATTACGCTATAAGAGCTCTTAGCCGGTATCCATGAGACCCCACCGAATGGAGCCGATACGTCTATATCAAACTCCACTCCTAAAGCTTGAAAGATCGCCGGCGGCGTGTAGTAATCATCTGAGGTGCCATTATTTATTAAGTTATGGCCTATCGCTAAGTCGAGTTTATCCTGCATCGGTCTTTATTAACTCGATCCCTAATACGCCGCATCCGAGACATTCTAGGCAGGCCACGTTAGGCGGAAGCGTATCGGTAACGGTTACTTCTCGATGGTCGGTAATAGCTTTACATATTCGGCATTTAATTTTTATTAACACCGTGAGAGCTCCTTAATAAGTTTTCCATAGGTTGAAGATTCTTCTGGTCGATCCACCATGAATCTTGCGAAGAATGTTTATATCTTCGAGACTTAGCTATTAAGACCGGTAGCCAGCCAGCGATTCGATAGGTAGGCGATTTACCAGTTACCAGAATGGCTATATCTCCGTCTCGATCGCGTGGATAAACGATCAAGTGGCCGGCATCGTATTTAGACCATCTCACTTCTATATTCGTTCCGACATCGGCGAATTGTTTAAAAGTGTTTAAAGATAGGTCATAATCGATTTCTAGCATCTGCGCTACTACCACTTCGCTAGCTAAAGATTCAGCGTATTCGGCAATTCGCTCATGAAAGTTAAGAGCTGAGTTATATCGTGGAGTCGAACCTAATACGCCATTAGCCTTCGTATATTTACGAAAAGCGGCTTCGTGGCAGGCCTGTTCGGTCTCTAAATCTATTGTTTTGATAATGGTCGGCACTCCAGACATAACCATAGAAGATCGTCGATACTTATTAGAATAGATTTACGTTGCGGCTTCTGGCACATATCGCAGTGAGCCCATCTATCTTTTTCGATCTGGCCGTCATCGTGGATCTTTACGTAGGATCCGTCGTTTTTAAATAACTCGGTTCCGCCGCTCATTTTGAGCTAACCCATTCTCCGGTCTTTATATTTTTTACATACCAGATCGCTTCGCATTGACGTTCCCTAACTTTTTCTACGCAAACGTATCCGTGAAATTCTTTTCCGGTCTTTTCGCTTACGCCTTTTCGAAGTAATCTGTGTCCGTGAGGGCAGGTAGGAGCTTCTTCCGGTTGAGCTAATCCGAGATTAGATCCAAACTCCACCATCGAGCTAGCTAGAGTCTGATCTTCACTAATTACCGGAGCGCCCCATTTTTCGACCCGTTCTACCTTTTCCATATCTTGCTTAGTGCTCCGCTGATCCGAAGGAGATAGAAGGCCGATAACTCTTCCGTAAGCTGAAGTTACCGCGTTTTCGATCCAGAAGTTTAAATTTACTCCACGATCGGAACGGATCTCGAAGGCGTAATCTACGGCCGCCGGAACGTGATCTTCATACTCTCGATAGGCGAGCGCCTTAACTAAAATATAGCCTTTAGATATATCTATATCTTCGATAATAGCTTCTAATCGGCCAGACGGAAATTCTGATCTAAAGCGCTTTATTCTAGAATTAACGTCTTCGTATTTTGAAAGATCGAAGCTCATTTTAAAGCCTTCTTATTAATACCTTTTAACCAGCCGACCCGATAACCGTTAGCGTAACCTTCACGATAACCGCGAGAATAGGCAAAGGCTCCAGTAATTAAAGCTATCGCCACCATATAAACTAGAATTTGGATCTGTAAAGTAGTGCTCATTTTGCTCCCGTGAGAGCCTTGTCTATGCTCCCAGAAGAAGGGTCTCACCTACCGCCGACATAGGTCAATAACCGACACGCTTTAGCTAGATTTTTTACTTAAAATTTCATATATGGAATCTACGCGAGCGCTTAAACGGATAATTTCATCACGCATCGACTTTCCACTATTTGGAAGAAGCTCTATCATAATCGATTTCGTTACGACTTTCATAACTGAATAGATAGCACTTAATAAAACTATAAGTAATCCTATTAAGGCTATCCACTCAGTCGGCTCCATTTATTTAGATCGGCCGAATGCTTTATCGTTAGGATTTAGCCAGCGTAAAAACACGGGCAGAACGGCCACTACTCCAGCATTTAGGAGAGCCGCCGGATCAGTTACTCCGGCAAGGTAGCAAGCTAGAGAAGCCGCTAAAAAAGAGCGAGCCCATGAAGCCGCGATCGGTTTAAATTTTTCCATTTTTAACCTTCTTTCGTTTTTCTTCCAGATAGGTAACAACCGGAGCCGAGCCGTTATATGCCACGAACTTAGGTCTCCCAAATCCTACTATCGAAGAAGGTAATTTTCGGGATCTTTGCTTAATCATTACCATTCCGCCGTTCCATTGACTACCGCTAGACGGAGCCGTATTACCTTCGATCGTAATTATGAAAGCCGGATCTACTCCGGCGACGATTCCTATATGTTGAATTTTGTCGGTGGCATCTGGTATAAAATCGAAGAAGGCTAAATCGCCGACTTGAGGATCCGTAACCCACCGGCCGAGATCCTTCATTTTATGAGCTCCCATAGCGGTAGAGATCATCGACGGAATCTGAACCTTAGCTTCTTTATAACACCAATTAACGAAATAGCCGCACCAAGCTAAACCATTTCGATCATTATATTTAACTAAGTTATCGCCTTCTTCGATCGTGCCGACTTCTCTTAAAGCTATATCTATTACTTTAGCCGCTGATCCGTCTGGATATATCACGCTTTAGATTTGCCCAATTTAAGCCCAGTAGGTATTGGCTTAGAATAATCCCATTTAGCAATATAAGAGCCTTTACCATCAGAATCATTTACTAACATAATAGATCCGCCGCTGGTAAATTCGGCATAATTGTTATTAGCTAATTCAGGATAAGCCAGAATAATTTTTTCCCATAGTTCCATAATTAAGCTCCTAAGTATTGTAAACTAAAATAAGAATTACCGATAGTTCCTAGTAAATCCGCAGAGCCGCCGGATGCTTGTAAAACCGACATATTTATCCAGTCGCCCACTATTAAATCTAAATATATCTGCCTAGTAACTGCGACAGGTTTAGTATTTCCATCGGCAGTCGCGCCAATATAAGTTAAAGTCATGCCAGAGCCATTTTTACCAAAATAACTTTCAACGGCGGATGCACCACCATTTAAAACCCAATTCATGCTTACTACATATTTTCCCGCTTTGCCCGCTGGGATTGTTAGTCTGTCGTTATTTGTTGAACCATCGTGAAAGGCATCAGTATCTAAAACCTCACTGTCCCAAGTTGCCAGTGTCCATGTTGTATTTGGAATACTTTGATTAGCAGATTTATAAACTACTGCGCCGACGAATCCGGCTGGAACGGCAGGCGTTGCCCATGATGGAATACCACTAGCGACTGTTAAAACTTGTCCGGCGCTTCCTATGCCAAGTCTCGCCGGAGTTGAACCGCTAGACGAATAAATACTGTCTCCGGTAGTTGTCATCGGATTAGTCATACCAGCGGCATCGGCGCTCCAGACGAAATCTAAATCGGCATTAGAAGCTTTAGCTAATACTTGTCCGGTAGTTCCACCTAATAAATCTACGAAATCTGTATCTACCGCCTGTCCGAATACTTCAAAATCTGCCGGAAGATCAGTAACTAAGTCGGTCGGTTCCGGCATCTGCCAGCCGAAGTTTGTAGTTGGATTAGCCATATTTTCTCCTTAAGCGACTATTGTCGCGTATTGCCATTCTAACGTAGGATTTATCGTATTCCAAGCTTCGACGATCGGAACGTCGTTCCACCTCATAGCCTGTAAAGAATAGGCTAAAGGCGAAGCTAAGAAAGTTAAAGAAAGTTCATTATAAGAAGCCGAAAAAGTCCAGCCTTCTACGAACCCCTGAAAGGCTCCCGAGCTCATGTTTAAAGGTAGATCGATAATAGAGACCGGAAGACCCATAAATATATTTATTAGAGCATCTCGGTCGGCATCATCTACTTCCGGATTAGTTAAAGCGAAAGTTATAGAATTAAAATTAGGCTCCGGATAAGCTCTAAGATCAAGGTAAAAAGCGGCCTGATCCGAAGCATCGGCGGAATGTTTTACCGTAGTCGTAATAATCTGAGCTAGATCACCATATAAACCAATAGAAGCCGGATCGGTGGCGCTAACTTCATTCGTCGAGTTAGTGCCGTATTTAAGAGTTATGTTATTTCGAACGTCTCCGGAACGTGTCTGGATTTTAATTCCACTAGCTAAAGCCTGATTAGCCGATAATTCGGTATATCCGTTCGCTTGAAGATAAACCGTTCGATGAGTCGAATCGGCATATGAGATAAGGCCGGCCGAATCCTCATATAAATAACCTAGACCAGAAGTAGCTAAAGCAGAGACTAGAGAATAAATATCTGTCCGACTTGATGATCTTTGAGCTAATTCATAATTTCCAGGTGTGTCGATCTCTCCTAAACCATTATTAGTAACCGTAGCCCACGTTTTAACCGGATCATAAGTATTCCATTGAAGAGCCGCCGGAACGCTCTGCCATTGAGTAAGTAAAACCGTTCTAAGAATTTCTAAAATTTGATTTCCGTCGAAATCTTGAATTAAAACTCCGTTAGTTAAGGCCTTCGGAAGCCTTGCGAGAGCCCCTAGAGCGATGATATTAACCGTCTGCGTATAGGCTACCGATCCGGCTTCTGTAACCTCGATAGCGACATCGACTACCGAACCGCCGAAAATTGGAATATAAGTAGCCGTCGAATCTTGAAGCTCGATCGAAAGACTGTCGTTTATACCGATTAAGATAGCCGCCTGATTTAAGTTTATTAAATTTACGTTAGCGTATCCGGCCTGAGCCTGCTCGTAGATATTAGTTCGGCCGCTTGAAATTGTTAGATTAGCTAAAGTTATGCCGGTGTATTCGACTGAATTTATCTTCAGCCGCCAGACTGGAGACCATGCCGTCATGGAAAGACTAGAGCGCCGGCTCCCGAAGTGCCGCGATAATATGAGTTATTTAATAAATTTATAATCTGCCGAGCGGTTCCTTCAGAATCGATCGCACCATTAACGGTTAAATTTATCGTAGTCGAATTAGTGCCGCCCATAGCACTATTAGGAATTATAGTTCCATTCGACTGAGGAACAAATAACTCAGCGCCTTTTTCTCCGACTACGTAAGGAGTTCCGGAAGAGACCGAACCGCCGCTGGCTCTAGCTTGAAATACTCTATTAATTAAGCTACTTACTCCCTGAACCAAAGGATTAGCGGCTACTAAAGCGATTAATCCTCGAATCGAATTTACGACCGCAGTAACTCCACTAACTACCGCCGCGAATCCGGTAATTAAAGCGGCGATAGCCTGACCTATTACCTCGAATGATATTCTTAAAACCGTTCCAAAAATTGGAGCGAGAGTATCTCTAGCGAATGCGCCTATATCTTTCATCAGTTCGAAGAATGGTTTTAATTTTTCGGAGTTATTAGAAATTGCTTTAGAGACTGTATCAAATCCTTTTTTTAATCCATCGATCGCCGGAGTTAAATAGTTCATAATTGTAGGAATTAAAAATTCTGTAAAAAATGTCCAGATATTTTTAAAAGCCGGAATTAAAGTCTCGGTTAGAAAAGCCGATAAACTTTGAAAAGTAGGTTTTAAAGTCTCTCCGATATTGCTAGCTAATTCGCTTATCTTCGGAATTACGTTATCGACTAAAGTAGTAACTAAAGGAGTAATCGCATCTAATACGAAAGATCCGACTGTCTCTTTACTTTCATCGAACGCGACTTTTAATCGAGACATTTTACCGGCGAAAGTGTCGGCGGCTATTGAAGCCTGATCTTTAAAGGTAGTTCCAAGCGCGGCGGTGATCTGAGTAAAGCTCATAGTTTTAAGTTCGGCCGCTGAGAGTCCTACGCCTAATTTAGATAAAGCCGTATTAGATCCTTCGTAAGCCTTGCCTAACGCATTCGATACGGCTTCTAAGCTCTTACCTGATCCGGCCGCGATATTAAGCGCTAAACTTTGTAATTCTTGAGCTTTAGTAACGTCTCCGGTAGCTCTGGCCAAGCGCTCTAAACTCGGCCTTAGTTCATTATCGGTCTTTCCAGTCGCTAAAGAAGTTTTAAGAATATAGCCTTCAGTCGCGGCTATTGTCAGATCCGTAGCTCCGGCGACGTTTTTTAAAGTAGTAGCCAGTTTAGCTTGAGCCGCTTCATCTTCGATCGCAGATTTAACGCCATCGATTAAAAGTTTTCCAGCGTATGCGGCGGCGGCGGCTCCGGCAATAGCGAAAGCTACTCCGGCTTTTTTAGCGAAATCTCCTACTCTAGATCCGAAGCCTTCGATTTCATCGGTGGCACCTTTTACGCCTTTTTTAAGATCGTCGAAATCCGCATCAAATTGAATCTTTACTTTAGGAATACCGGCCATTAGATTTTTCCAATATGTTTAACTATTGATTTAATTATTTCGACGTATTCGGCGGCAAGTTGCGGAGCATAAGAATCTACCGCCGGCCTGATCCAATATCCGGATTCTCTTCGACCGGCTTTAAATCGATTTGTATAAGCTCTGCCTATTGAATCTACGCCGGATTCGGAACCATATTCGGAACCCCATAAAAGAGCTCCGGCAGAAGCGGCATTCTGTTTAACTTTTTTCTTTCCGCTAGCGCTAGATTCACCGCCATATTTACGACCTACTTTTTTAGCGCCGCCTATATCTACACGAACCAAACGATCGCGTGGAGTAGAGATAGATTCCATAACTAGACGAGTCTGCGGAGTTGGAGAAGAAGCGCCGAACATCATTAACTGACCGGCTAATCTTTTAGATAGCGGCTGAGCTTCATCTCTAACTTTAGCCTGAGTATCTTTATCTAAAGAATTTAATAACGAAATAAGGCCGCGAAGAGCTACGGGCTCGATAGTAATAGCGTAGGTTCCTCGACCTTTAACCGTTGCCATTCTTTTTCTCCAATATCTCTATTGCCGTATAAATTGCTTCAGCCGTCTCCCACTCTTTCATCGGAATGCCCGTAGCTATTGCTAGCTCGATAAGAGTCCGATTTATGCTTCCGACGGCGTAGCTTTTAAATTACCACCACCAGCGGAAATATCTGCGACGGTATCGCACCAGACTTCATAACTTTTCATAGGCTTTCCGGCCGCTTCACGCTTCATCGAGTTATAAGCTAAGAATAAAAGATCGGAGACTCCGATTTTTTCTTCCGCCTGTTGAATTGTGAATCCAGTCTTTATTTCCCATTTAGCCCACTCAGGCGGAGCCGCCGTATAAGTTGCGACTTCGCCCGATTGGTAAGTGATTTCTATATTTAGTTTCATTGTGCTCCCGTTTCTTTTAGTTAAGCGTTAAGTTCCGGAGTATCAGAGACAAGCATAGACCAAGTGTCGGTCTGAGCATCTGGAGCGGTTCCACCAGCGGCCGGAGCTACTGGAAATACGTTAAAAGTAAATACCGCACCGGTAACGGCCGTTAGCGATACCGCTAAAGGTGTATTAGGAGCGGCAGTAAAAGAATCCCACATAGCCTCAAATAAAGCCGGAGTAGCATCCCAGTCGGCTAATAGTTCTAGATCGAGAGTCCATTGATCATCGATGTGTTTGTAAGCTTTTCCATCGAGTGTCTGATACGTAGTGATAGTAGGCGAGTTTGAAAGTATCGCCGAAGTAGTCTGAGCGGCATAAACTTCAGAATCGATCGTGAGAGTTATATCGCGACCGGTTATGATTGTAGTTGGCATTTTTCTCCTTTATGTTTGAGTGTAGTAGGTCGAGATAGATAAATCAGCGACGAGAAGATTACTAGCTCCTACTGACGTTATGGCAGGCGTAGTAACATCTCCGACCACGTATCCCGAAGGTATGGCTCCGAGAATTTCGATTAGTAGCTTCTCCAGATTGTCTAGAGATCCGGCGTTCGAGTTATAAGCTACGGCGGCGGTTACGTTAAAATTTAGTTTAACTCTTATAGCATCTTTACCTATTAAATTAGATTCCATCATAGGAGCACCGTAAAGAATCACGCAGGCCGGCGGAATTATAGCTTCCGGCACCGACGAATAAACCGAAGCCGTTACTCCTAAAAGAGCGGTTCGAAGCGGATCCCTTATATCCTCTAAAATTGTGCTCATTGGCAGATCGTTTCAACATCTAAAAACGGTGATAGCAGACCGACTACGCGGTTCTGGAGACTTCGCCCCATACGGAATGGTGACGGTTGAAAATCCACTCCTTCGATCTGCCCACCGGCGGCGGTTATGCTTTGAAAAATTTCAACACTTACGACAAGCAGAGCCGACTCGATCGGAGCTACTCCTACGTATAAATCGGCGGCGCTCGCACCATCTAACACGGCTACACCGGCCGGAATAACATTTCTTATAGTTACATCGGAATTAACGTTAGCGGCGGTAAATACGTAAAATCCTTCTAAATCATCGGTTACGGTAACGGTTCCGTTAAATAAAGCCGGAACGCATCCGGTAACTACTACGGTCTGGCCGGCTACGAATCGATTAAGCGACTGAGTAACATAATAAGCGACGTCATCCGTTAGATAAACCGAAGCGATCGCGTTCTGATAAGAAGTAAGAAGCGGAAGAATTACTCCTTCTGCCGAATCTATTATGTTTTCTAAATAAGGATCTGAATAAAGAGAAGAGCTAACGCCGAGCACGCCGCGCAGATCGGCGACTGAAATAATCTGGGGCATTAGCTCTTTCCCTTCGTTCGACTCGACTAGAGACGGGAGCGCCCCTAGTCGATGATTATTTAAGCGGTTTTACTTATTATTACGGAAAGCGCCAGCGGCTAATTTTACGGCGCAGGCTCCATAACCATAATACATAACCTGAACTTCACCGGAAGCGATTATGTTGCTTTGTAGGCGAAGAGTTGGAGACTCATACCAAGTATAAGAATCCGGATCTACTACGATCATCGATCCATCGGCATCAGCCGCAGGAGCGGAAGCATCGGCGTAAAGATCTAAAGTATTTATACGACCCCTGATACTTTGTCCGTTAGCTAATCCAGAAGAATTAGAAGGCTCTCCGGCATTGTAAAGTAATCGATTAGTAGTATCTTGAAGCGCCATAGCGTTTGCCCATTGACCGGTTCCCATAATTATATTACGGGCGAATCTTTGAGTTCCAGCATAAACTGAAGCTGAAGCGCGAGCGGTATAAGCATTTAACTCGGTAGCAGTTGGAAGTGCGCTAAGTGTAGTCGCATCGACTGTTGCGTTAGCTACTAAAATAGCATTAACGCGTGCGTTAGTAGCTTTAGCATAAGCTGAAGACATCAGTCTGAGCAGTTCCTCGAAAAATACAGGCGAGCTTCTGTCTATTAGCTCTACGCTGAGCGTATTCTGGCCGGCGAATTTTTCCACAGACACAGACACGAAGCTAGAAGTTGTTCCGGTTTCTGACGGAGAAGCTACTTCTGCGGTTACGGCAACAGTTGGAACCGCCGTAATTTTAGGAATTTCGAAAGTCATTCCAGCATCTGGAAGAGCTCCGCGAGAGATCGCATCGATAGACGGTCTTACATTACTAGATAGACCGTTGATAACTTCGGTTAGTTGCCGAGTTGGAATAAATCCAGCGACTGTTGAAGTGCTGTCGTTAGCGGCGCGAACCCATAACGCAGATTCTGAATCTGGATTCATGGTCGCACGAATTGTATGCTCCAAGTATTTTGCGTGAGTGTCGATCGGTGATCGTGGCTTAGTTGTAGCCATCGGCACGTGACCGAGATTTATAACCTTAGAAGCTTCCACCGTATCGGCAGGAGCTTCGGTTACGGTTGGAATAACTGCTTCCATTTCGTTTTCTCCTTCTGTTGGTTTTGTGGTTTCTGCTTCCGTCGCTCCCGTTGCGGATTCAGAATTTTCGTTTTCACTTGCCGCGATAGAGACACGCGCTGAGGCTATTGCTGGATCAGTTACTAAAGAGACTTCGCGTAAATTTGAAGCGCTAATAGTTAAAACTCCATCGACATTCTTATATTTTTCAGCTACTACACCGACCGAAAAGCCGTCGCGTAATTTACTAGAAGCTTCGACTAGCGCATCATTTCCGGAATTTGTATTAGCGATGGAAAAGACGGCATCTATACCTTCCGGCGTGTTTGTGTAGCTCTTTAAGAATCCGATAGGAGATTCTCTCCGGTGTTCAAGTAGAAGCTTTGTAGAATCAGCGAAAGTAATAGAATCAGCTAAGAATTTAGTCTCTCCGGCGCTAGTAGCTCCTATTTCATTCCACGTAACGATCCGACCAGTTATTTCCCGTTTAGGAAAATCAGTAGCGGATACCTTGATCGAAAAACTTAGATCAAGCGGCGTTTTAATTGTTTTCATCTGATCGTGTCCTCTTCCATTCTTATTTCGTCGGCGCTTAGTGCTCCGATACGATTTAGAATCTCATAAACTTGCGCTCTCTCTAAAGCTGATCCTCTTAAATAATCATCTAAGTCGAATTTAACTTCTTGCGTAGCCGGAACGAAATCGTTAGCCATTCCAGTCATTGATAATCTTTCCTCGATTGAAGTCATCATCGGGCGAAGTGAAAAATCTAAAAGGCTCTGTCTGGCCAGCGAAGCGTTAGAATAAGTCATCGAAGATCCAGATTCAGAATCTACGTAGTAAGCCGGAATGCCCGTAGCGCGAGCTAGTTCCGTGCTGACGTAAGATCTGGCTTCATTTAATTGTAATTTAGCCGGATCAAATCCTAAAGCTTCTACCGTAACATCAGCATTCAGAAAAGCCGTTGAACGATTTCGCCTGCTTACCGACCACGATTCTAAAAGTTTAGCTATTCGATCTGCCGGAAGTGCGGTTCCGTTAGATTTTAAAACCATTGCCGGCACCGGTTCGCGAGCATACATAACGGCGGCGCGTTCTAATTCTGCTCCGGCTCTAATTGTGCGGCCGGCTCTTTGTAATAAACCTTCATCATTTCCATAAAAAACTACTAAAGATCCGACACCGGTATTTGGAACATTACTTCCGTCTATTGAATAGCTCTCGATTTCAGTTCCGAGAGAATTAGTATTTACTCCTACACGAAGCGGATTTATTCTTTCCGCTGATCTGATTCGATACGTGTCGGCATAAATTTCTAAAATTCTAAGATAACCGTAGCCGAAAAATAGTAAATCTTCGGCCAGAAAAGAGTAAGTCGCACTTCCTGGAATGCGTGGATCAGGCTGGTTAATAACACGCGGCGGATTTTCAACCATCGCGCCATCTTGTCGAGTTCTAACTTTTAAAGGAATAGAAGCGATCGATGAGCAGATTATATTTCTAGCTCTGGCGCACGTCGGAACCGACATAGCTTCTTCGCGTGTAGCGGTATAAGTTCCGCCGAAAAAATTAAAAAAAGAATCCATCGTGGAAATTGGAGCCAGCGAAGCTTGAACGTCGGCCGGAATTGCCGCCGGTCTAGTAATAAATAAATCTTTAATAGCCATAGTTCAAGTTTAGAGCAGGCTTCTACACCTAACCGACTAGAATATCTATCTCCGTTTCTGCGCGTGTCGCATAATGAGTAACTAAAGCCGTAGCGACTGCGGCGCAGACCGTAGTCTGAGAAGCTCTCCGGCCAATAATCCAGCCGCCGTCTCCGTGAGGTAGGCGAACCGCTGAAAGCATCTGCTTTGTTAATTCTTCATTATTTCCATGCCGTAATCTTTTAGAAGTAATCGCCGATAAAAGCTGGTCGCAGGCGGTCGCGTAATTGTGGCCGTCGAAGTCCATAATTGGAATTCCAGCCGGAGCCAGCCTTCCGGCGACTGCGGTAGCCGTGCGTTTTGAATAAGCTAAAACTTCTACCGGATATTTTCTAAAGTGCTCCGCTATATCGTTAGCCATAGCTAGATCATTTAAGGAGACGGAGTTCTCCCATGTTCTCAGTAATTTAACCATAAAAGTATCCGAGTCGATACGTTGAGCGGCTACGAGAGCGGCGGCGCGGCGATCCGGTGAAAGGTCTAAACCGAACCAAGTTAATTTTTCAGGATCTAACTCTACTTCGGCTCCGCACTCCGCCCACTCGACCGACGGAATAACCGCATCTTTCTGGTGGATCCATCGACATAAAACTTCCTGCTGGACTACGTGCGGCGGATCGTTTAAGACTCCGCGAATGTTATCTTCATGGATTGTAGTTCCTAAAGCCGGATTAGCGGCGATCCAGTTAGCTTCGTCGTAAATATCATCGGTTGCCCCTGACCATTCGAGATAACAGATATTATCTTTATCTCCGGTCGCGGCGGCGATACCGCGTTCGCGTAATCGATTTAAGACTACCGACGTCTGATCTCCGGCCGTGCTAAAAGTCCAGACTTGAGGATTAACCGAAGCCATCATCGTATAACGTAAGCTAGCGAACCCGTCGAGATCCTTCATTTCGGAGAGCTCAT